AAAATGGCAAGAATGGAATGAAAAAGAACGGAAAGAAGAAGCGTCGTGCCCGTAAGAAAGGTTAAAGGCGGTTACCGTTGGGGTAAATCTGGAAAGGTTTACAAATCTAAAAAAGCGGCAGAGCGGCAAGGCAGGGCAATATACGCATCAGGCTATGGTAAGAAGAAGAAAAAGACGAGACCCAAGAAAAGGAACAGGTAAAAAACCTAAAGGTTCTGGAAGGCGTCTGTATACAGATGAAAATCCAAAAGATACTGTTAGAATTAAGTTTGCTACTGTAAAGAATGCAAGGTCAACAGTAAGAAAAGTAAAACGAGTTCGTAAGTCATACGCTAGAAAAATTCAAATACTAACTGTAGGCGAACAAAGAGCAAAAGTTATGGGCAAGAAAACGGTGGCATCTGTATTTAAATCTGCAAAAGCAGGCTTGAGGAGAGCAAGAAATGCGAAGAAGAACAACAAGAAGAAAACGAGACCCTAGATTAAAAAGAGCAGGTGTGTCGGGTTATAATAAACCTAAGCGCACACCTGGACACCCTAAGAAGTCTCATATCGTAGTAGCGAAAGTTGGTAAAAAAATTAAAACTATACGATTTGGACAGCAAGGAGCAAAGACAGCTGGCAAACCAAGAAAAGGAGAGTCTAGGGCAACAACTATGAAACGTAGGTCTTTTAAGGCTCGGCACAGAAGGAATATTGCCAAAGGAAGAATGTCAGCAGCTTACTGGGCAAATAAAGTAAAATGGTAGAATTTATAAAACAAAAGTTTCAACAAATTTGGAACATACTTAATGGTTCGGACAAGAATTGGGACGGCAAAGTCGATATAGACGACAAAATGATTGAAGCCCAAGAGTCAGCCAAAGAAAAACTAGGAGAATAACATGAGAGTAGTAGGAACAGAAGCAGCTTGTGGAACTAACGCAGGTGCAGCAAGTAGTTTCGGAGATTCAGATGATGTTAGATTAGTAAATAGTGGGTCAACAAACAGACTTATTAGTATCACTGATTCTAGCGGAAATGTTGTAGCAACTTTTACACTAATAGCTGGTGAAGTGACTTTCGTAAGAAAGAAAAGAGAAGAAAAAATCTTTGCAGCAAACGCCGAAGTATTAGCTGTCGCAGTTGTAACCCCATAATGAATAGTACTTTAAGAGCTTTATGGCTTAATAATCTAGAACAAATTGCTAGAGGTACTTTAACGCGCATCGATAGAAAAATCGAGCAGTCGGGAGGCATAGTAAACGAAGACCAAGAGGTCATGAGCAGTCTTTGTATGGGATACTTGTACCTTCTTCATGTTTGTGAAGAAGAACGTTTACTTGATGTTGAAGACCCGACACCCATAATCAATACTATAGACAAAAACAAAACAGTTCACTAAAATGTTAGATGTTAGTAGAAAAGACATAGAAAAAGATGCTATTATGGAGTTTGACTCCGCAGATAGGTTTATCAAACTTCCAATAGATAGCTATCTGGAGCTTTTAGGTATTACACCAAATACTGCTCAAATGTCTTTAATAAATGCAATCAATAATCCGAAGTATAGATTTATCTGTGCCGCTATATCAAGACGGCAGGGTAAAACGTATATAACAAATGTAATTGGACAACTTGTGTCACTCGTGCCAAACTCACATATATTGATTATGTCACCGAACTACTCGTTATCTCAAATATCATTTGATTTACAAAGACAACTAATAAAACACTTTGATTTAGAAGTTGTTAGAGATAATGCAAAAGATAAAGTAATAGAACTATCTAATGGTTCTACTATAAGAATGGGATCTGTTAATCAGGTGGATTCAACGGTTGGTAGATCCTACGACTTAATAATTTTTGATGAAGCTGCCCTCGCTAATGGCAAAGATGCTTTTAATGTGGCGCTTCGACCTACACTAGACAAAGAACAAAGCAAAGCTGTGTTTATATCTACTCCAAGGGGAAGAAATAACTGGTTTGCTGAGTTTTGGTATAGAGGATTTAGTGATGAATTTAAAGATTGGGCTTCTATAAGAGCCACTTATCATGAAAATCCGCGATTTAGTGAAGAAGACATACTTGAAGCGAGAAGAGCTATGTCAGAGGCTGAATTTGCCCAAGAGTATTTAGCAGACTTTAATACTTATGAAGGGCAGATTTGGAATTTTAATTTTGAAGAATGTGTTGCAGACTTGAGTCAACTAGACATTTCAAAGATGGATGTCTTCGCAGGTCTTGATGTTGGGTACAAAGACCCAACAGCGTTTTGCGTTATAGCTTACGATTGGGACGAGGAAAAATATTATCTTGTCGATGAGTACCTTGACGCTGAAAGAACGACTGAACAGCATGCTATACAAATCCGAGAAAAAATAGAAAAATATGGTATAGATTATATTTATATTGACTCAGCAGCTCAACAGACCCGGTTTGATTTTGCTCAGAATTTTGATATATCTACAATAAATGCTAAAAAATCTGTTCTTGACGGAATTGCAAATGCTGCGGGTATAATTGATAATGACAAGCTCATTGTCGACCAAAGATGTGGACATACCCTATCGGCCGTTGACCAGTATCAATGGGATAACAATCCAAACTTAATGAAAGAACGCCCAAAACATAACATGGCAAGTCATATGAGTGACGCCTTACGTTATGCGCTGTACACTTTTGAGACATCAGCCAGTACCTTTTAATCAAACACCTACAAAAAAATAATTGTTGACAAGAAGGTAAATTTTTGGTATAATTTTTAGTAATAGGAATTTATGGATTTAAAACGAGATTTAGTTAAGTACGTTAGAGATAAAGCGAAATCTAAATATAAGAAACACCCCCACTGCTATATCTGCGGGGAAACAGAAGATTTAGAGTTTCACCACTTCTACGGAATGACTGAATTATTAGATACATGGCTCAAAAGTAATAATATTACTGTAGAAACAGCCGACCAAATAATGGATCTTCGTGAAGATTTTATTCTACAATATAAAAATGAAATATATAACGAAGCTGCTACACTATGCAAAGCCCACCACTTAAGGCTCCACAGTATTTATGGCAAGCGACCTAAATTAGTGACAGCTCCAAAGCAAAGAAGATGGGTAGAAATACAGAGAGAAAAATATGGCATGGTATGATAGATTATTGGGTAGAACTACTGAAGTAGAGGAAAAGCTAAATCCTGCCCAAACATTTATAGCCTTAGATGAAGGCTTAACGATTGATACTCGTGAAAAGAAAGACAATTACAGATCAGCTTATGAAGAACTAGAAGTTGTAAATAGAGCTGTAAACATGATTGTTGATGATGCAGCAGATATTCCTTTTGCAATAGGACAAAAAGTAAATGGAATCGCACCAGTAGTAGAAAATATTCGAAAGACTCGTGTTGATTTATTACTTAATAAAGAACCGAATCCTTTTCAAGATATCAGTACATTTAAAAGAAATTTAATAATTGATTTAATGATTGATGGTAACATCTTTGTATATTATGATGGTAGACATTTATATCATCTTCCTGCAAATAATGTTATCATTCATTCGGACACTAGTACTTACATTGATAAGTTTGAGTATGATGGACACATCAACTACAGCCCTAAAGAAATAATACATATTAAAGAAAACTCATTTAATTCAATCTATAGGGGTGTACCAAGATTAAAACCAGCATATAGAACTATGTTTTTACTAGATAACATGAGGAAGTTTCAAGATAACTTCTTTAAAAACGGAGCAGTTCCAGGATTAGTACTTAAGTCACCAAACACTCTTTCGGAGAAAATTAAAGAAAGAATGTTACAAGCATGGCAAACTAGATACAATCCAAAGAATGGAGGAAAACGACCACTAATATTAGATGGTGGTATTGAAGTTGATGATTTAACAAAGATTAACTTTAAAGAACTTGATTTCCAAACTTCTATAACTGCAAATGAAAAAATAATTTTAGAAGCTATGGGTGTTCCACCCATACTTTTAGACGGTGGAAATAATGCCAATATTAGACCAAATCATAGGCTTTACTATTTAGAAACAATCTTACCGATTATCAGAAAAATAGGCTATGCTTTTGAAAGGTACTTCGGGTTTAAAATTAACGAAGATGTCACAGATATCCCAGCGTTACAACCCGAGTTGCGAGACCAAGCTGCGTACTATGCAACTTTAGTAAATACAGGTATTATGTCACCAAATGAGGCTAGGATAGCTTTAGGAAAAGAGCCTTTAGATGGGCACGATGAACTAAGAGTCCCAGCAAACATAGCGGGTAGTGCAGCTAACCCCGAAGACGGTGGAAGACCACCACAAGAAGAGGAACAGGATAATGGCGAACAAGAAAGCAATACTTAAACAATTAG